AAAAACAAAACAAATCATACAAACATACAGAGAAAACGCAAACATACAAACTTTCAAGCTTTACTTAAACTCTCAGCACAATCTCAAATTTTCCTTCTTAGAGAATTCAAAATCATTTGGTGTTTAAAGTTTATTAGTTTTAACAGCAATATAAAGTGTTTTCAGTTTTTATTAGCTTAAACGTAATGGCAGCCATTGTAAACATTTTCAGTGATCTCGCACTACGCAAATTTAATGAAAAATCAAAAACAAACTTTACTATGTACCATGTCACTCGTGCACGCGCCGCGAACAGGCGTAGTCTTCACTATGATTGTGAAGATGATGTTTATCTCTGCGTTAAGTGCTCGGAATCTTTTGATTCAGTACAACAGTTCAAGGATGAACATGAATGTGAGCTGTCAATAGAGAGAGCGGAGCAGGAGTACGTGGAGAGGCAAGCCTCTCTTCGTAAAATGGTGGCAAAGGTTGAGACGAAACCTGAAAATCAGGACGTAGTACCGGTTGCCACGAAACAAGTAGCGAAGATGTGGGTCCCAAAACAAGTGCCAGATGTGGGGACTGAAATGGCCAAGATTAAATTTGGAACGATTGATGAGGAAGTAGAATTCATCGCACCAAAGCGAATTGCTAGCGCAAGTGTTATGAGTGTCTGGGACAAGCTAAAGGATGAATTATCTTCGAAGTTTAAGTCGCGAGCAGATTTGGTTCCAGTTAAAACTAGATCTGGTCTTTGGAAGTACGGAGAACCTAACGGCATTAGCAAGGATTGGTTGGAGAAGAAACAACCAACAACTTTTCAGTTCCCTGAAGCGCAATGTGATGTAACTCACATTAGCATCGCGGGTGGTCCAAAACCATCATCTGAAGTCGTAAAGGATCAACCAAAGAAAGCTCAAGCAACAAGTAAGAGGATGAAGACGCGGAGAGTTGCACCGAAGTTAGTCAAAATGACGGAGAGGCAGTTTACTATGTTCTTGGCACAAGTAAGTGCAATCATGAAGAAAAAGAACATGAGATTTGAGATCGCAACAAGGCGCAGAGTAAAAGCAGTCAAGTGTGGGATTAAGAGTAATACCTTCTTGAAGACTGTCCATGTTACCACAAAACACGAGGGAGGAATTCGCAAATCTATCGATCTGCATATGAACTCTACACAGCAGAACATAATCAAGGCGATTGTTGGTAACATAAATAAGGGAAGAATTTTAAATGACACTAACTTTCAGCGTGGTGATAGTGGGATGGTCCTTCTACAGCAACAGCTACATGGCAAGTTTGGAAGATCTATTAATGAGTTGTTTGTTGTACGTGGTAGACATAACGGTGTTTTACTGAATAGTCTGAGCAGAGTCACGGAATCTGTCACTTTCAAAACAGTACATTACTCTGCGAGTGAGAGATTCTTTGAATCATTTAGTAAAACGTTTGTTGCAAACAAACCAAAATCCTTGAATCATGTTTGTGAGTCAAACTTTTCAATTGAGAATTGTGGTATAGTCGCCGCACTAGTAACGCAAACCCTTTTCCAATTCGGGAAAATTACATGCAAACAATGCGCGATTGAGTACACAAATTTATCTGACATTGAGATGAAAGGTTGGATAAAACAAGAACTTGATGACACAATCCAGAATGTAGAAGACAAGTTCCCAGATTTTTCACATGTTGTTCGGTTTTTGAAGGATCTGAGAAGGTTTCTTGGGATGGTGAATGAGAACATTTCGGCGTTTTCAGACACACAGCAGCTGATAGGTAGCTATGAGAGTGAGCCATTCATACAGTTGAAGAAGTTAAATGAGATCATTATAAAAGGCAGTATGATGACTTCAACTGATTTAAGCCATGCAACAGACCTAGTCAACAAATTGGCAAGGTTCCAAAAGAATAGAACCGATAACATCAAGAGTGGAAATCTGTCTCACTTTAGAAACAAGATTTCTGGGAAAACAACTATGAATTTCTCTTTAATGTGTGACAATCAACTGGACAAAAATGGAAATTTCTTATGGGGTCAAAGAGGGTATCATGCAAAGCGCTTCTTCTCAAACTATTTTGAAGTCATAGACCCAAGTGGTGGTTATGATAAGTACCAAATTCGAAATCATCCACATGGAAGTAGAAGGTTGGCCATAAAGAATTTGATTGTAAGCACAGATTTGGAATTGCTGAGGGAACAATTAAAAGGGGAATATGTCAAGCAGCCTGATGTCTCAGCACAGTGCGTTTCAAGACTCCGTGATGATTTTGTTTATCCATGCTGCTGTGTCACAACTGAGTCTGGGTCAGCAATAGAGTCGCAATTTCTTAAACCCACCAAGAATCATCTGGTAATTGGTAACACAGGAGACTCAAAGTTCGTGGACTTACCGGCTGAAGTGAGTGAAAAGATGTACATAGCTAAAGAAGGGTATTGCTATGTCAATATATTTCTAGCCATGCTAGTGAATGTGAATGAGGATAGTGCGAAGGATTTCACAAAGATGGTGCGAGATATGGTTATTGAAAACAAGTTAGGCACATGGCCTAGTTTAATGGACGTGGCAACAGCGTGTCACTTACTTACTGTATTCCATCCAGAAACAAGCAATGCTGAATTACCAAGGATTCTAGTTGACCACAAGACTAAAACCATGCATGTTGTTGATTCCTATGGTTCAAAGACCACTGGATACCATATACTGAAGGCAAACACAGTATCCCAACTCATAAAGTTTGCGGATTTGTCGTTAGCATCTGAAATGAAGTTCTATGCTGTTGGAGGCACGAGTGATGGCACACAAGTCGCGCAAGATGCATCCATGTCCCTACTTATTAAAGCAATATACAGACCAAAACTCATGGCAAGTATTTTACAGAAAGAACCCTACTTGTTAGTGTTGAGCATCATCTCCCCAAGAGTGTTACTAGCATTATTCAACAGCGGAAGCCTGGAAGAAGCAACTCAGAAGTGGATAAAGAGGGACCAAGATGTTGCCCAAGTCGCAGCTATGTTATCTGCACTAGCTGGAAAAGTGTCATTAGCGCGAACCATCAATGAACAGCTGGCTATAATCAACCGCCATGGACCGGCTATGTTGGAGAATACATTTCGTGGAGTGAAGCCACACTTCTCATATGCTCAAGCGCTAAAAACTCTAACAATGGTTGAGGCTCGCAATGGAGCAGATGAAATTCTTATAGCGCATGGTTATCAAGTACTACCCATGAATTTATATGAAACCATGGAAAAAATTTATCAAAAAGAATTGGACGATTCATGGTGCGCTTTAGGTTGGTTGGAAAAATTTCATGCAATGCGCTACTCGCATCGATGGCGCAAGTATTCTTTAAATCAGTCCAGCCCAACAAAGTTAGAAGATTTGGGAAACAAGTACAATTTCTCTCTGAAATCATTACATGGAAAAACCAGGAAATGTGTGCAAAGTCGTGTTGCAAGTGTTTACAAGAAGTGGCATACCATAAAACTCACTATACAACAAAGGGTGTTTTCAAGATCCCTACGTTTGTTTGTAAGCATGCTTCCCAACGTCTTCACTTTCATTAATTCGTTGATTATTGTGAATTTGTTGCTAAGCATAATGATGTGTGCGCGAAAGATGCTTGATGACCACCACCGAAACAAGGCACGCATTGCAGAAGGGGAGTTTGAAAAGAAAATGACTACTCTTGAGGACATCTACAATGAAATTTTTGAAAGACAAGGAGAGCAACCAACGCACAAGGAATATCTAGAATACGTTGGTAAGGTCAATCCAGAGCTTCTTGAATTTGCGCAACAAGAAACAAGTGAACCTGAGGATCTTGTGAAACATGAAGCGAAGAGAGTAACTGAGGCACGTTTGGAGCAGGCTATGGCATTCGTAGCTCTTGTATTAATGGCCATAGATAGTGATCGAAGTGATTGTGTGTACAAAGTGCTTAACAAGCTTAAAAGTCTCATGACCATAGCAGATGCTGATGTGTATCACCAATCAATTGATGAGATTAAAAGCGAAATGGAAGAGAAGAAGCTTACAATTGATTTCACACTTGATGACACCTTCGTACCCACTATTAGAGCTCAGGAACCAACTTTTGCAGACTGGTGGGCAAACCAAATAAGCAACACTAATGTACTCACACATTACAGGACAGAAGGGAAATTTTACGAGTTCACCAGACAGAACGCAGCGGACACAGCACATAAGATCACTCATGACACAGTGAACGATGTTTTAATACGTGGGGCCGTTGGTTCGGGCAAATCAACAGGGTTACCATACGAGCTCAGCCAAAGAGGAAGTGTGTTACTAATCGAGCCAACCAGACCATTGGCAGAGAATGTGCACAAGCAATTGCAAGGCCCACCTTTCATGCAAAGTCCAACGTTGCGTATGCGGGGACTTTCTTCTTTTGGTTCTTCACGAATCACAATTATGACAAGTGGGTTTGCCTTGCATTACTTCGCGAACAACACGGAACAAATCAGCAATTATGATTTTGTGATATTTGACGAGTGTCATGTGTTGGATAGCAGTGCTATGGCATACAGGTGCCTTCTCCACGATGCAAGGTTTACAGGCAAAGTCTTGAAAGTTTCAGCAACACCACCAGGTCGTGAATGCGATTTCACAACACAATTCCCGGTAGAAATTAGGATAGAGGAAACTCTTAGTTTTCAGTCTTTTGTTCAAGGGCAAGGTACAGGATGTAATTATGATGTAGTTAAGGATGGTAATAATATACTCATATATGTAGCGAGCTATAATGAAGTAGATAATTTGAGTAAGTTGTTGCTAGATAGAAGTTACTTAGTGACTAAAGTTGATGGAAGAACCATGAAACTTGGGAACGTTGAAATAGTGACGAATGGTACAGACAAGAAGAAGCATTTCATAGTGGCCACAAACATCATTGAAAACGGCGTCACACTTGACATTGATGTAGTTGTGGATTTTGGGACAAAAGTCACTCCATTTCTTGACGTTGACAATCGAATGGTTCAGTACAGTAAGGGAAGTATTAGCTACGGAGAGCGGATTCAACGCCTTGGAAGAGTTGGTAGGAATAGAAAAGGAGTTGCCCTTCGCATAGGTCAAACTCAGAAAGGTCTCATTGAAATACCACCAATCATCGCCACTGAGGCCGCTTTCTTGTGCTTTGCATATGGTTTACCTGTAATGACACACAACGTCTCAACAAGTCTTTTAAATCAATGCACAGTCAAGCAAGCACGCGTCATGCTAAATTTTGAAATATCACCATTCTACACGGTCAATCTTGTTAGGTATGATGGTTGCATGCACCCGGAACTTCATGGAATTCTAAAGAGATTTAAACTGAGGGACTCTGAAGTGGTTTTGAATTCGTTAGCACTTCCAACTAGAAGCACAGACACATGGCTAACTGTGAGTAATTATAATAAGTTGGGAGCTCATCTGAGTATGTGCAATGAAGTCAGAATACCGTTCCTCATCAAAGACATTCCTGAGAAAGTGCATGAGCAAGTTTGGGATGCTATGTGTACATTTAGAAAGGACAATTGCTTTCAACGCATTTCCAGTGCCAGTGCTTGTAGAATTGCTTACACTCTGCAAACTGATGTTCATGCTATACCCAGAACAATTGCAATCATAGACAAACTGATTGAGCAGGAGAGAACAAAGGAAGCACACCACAGATCCATGAAAGCAAACAGCGCAACCTCAGGCAATCTCAACATAACTAGCATAGTGAATTCAATTCGTGCGAAATATTCTCAAAACTATGCTCAGGAGAATGTAGAAAAATTGCAGAGAGCAAAGAATCAGCTGCTTGAGTACGCTAATTTGGGTATTGATGCTAATTTTCCAGGCTTGGCACAAAACTTTTCAGCGTTGGAGTGTGTAACTCACCAGAATGCCAACGAAGTTAGTAAACAATTGCAGTTGAAAGGAAGATGGAACAAGAGTGTAGTCACAAAAGATTTTATTGTGTTAGGGGGAATTTTTGCAGGCGGATCCTACCTCATTTACACATGGTTCACAGAAACTTTTGACAAGCAAGTGTATCATCAAGGGTACAATAAGAGGGCTAGACAGAAGCTCAAATTCAGAAATGCTAGAGATGCTCGGATGGCACGAGAAGTGTTCGGCGATGATGAAGTAATGCGAGAGAATTTTGGTGAGGCATATACTAAGAAAGGAAAACAGTCAGGTCGAACAAAAGGAATGGGAAGCAAAACTCGGAAATTTGTTAACATGTACTCATATGATGCAGACGACTTCTCTTTTGTAAGGTATGTGGATCCTCTCACTGGATTTACGTTGGACGAATCTCCCATGACTGATATGAGATTAGTTGGAGAGAAGATCGTGGAGGGTAGGATGCACAAGTTAAATGAAGATGAATTAGATATGGCAACCATAGCCGCGCACCCGGGAATTCACGCTTTCTACCACAAGGGAGGAGCCAAGGAAGCCATAATGATTGATCTGGAACCACATAATCCGTTTGAATTGTGCAATACTGGAAACATAGCAGGATACCCAGAAAGAAAAGGCGAGCTTAGACAAACGGGAAAACCGCGAGCAGTGGTAGCAGCAAGTATCCCGGCACCAAATGAATTTGATGGAACAGCAACACATGAAGGTCTAAGCATGTTCAAGGGTTTGCGTGACTACAATGGCATTGCTTCATGCATTTGCAAACTCACAAATGAGTCTGAGGGGCACATCGAGTCATTATATGGAATTGGTTTTGGAGGTGTAATCATTACCAACCAACACTTGTTTGAGAGAAACAATGGTACCCTAAAAATCCAGACGCACCATGGTGAATTTGTCATACCAAACACAACAACACTATCGATGTTTCCATGTGGGAATAGAGATATTGTTATTATTAGGATGCCAAAAGATTTACCCCCATTCCCACAAAAGCTTAAGTTCAGGGCACCGAAATCAAATGAGCGAATCTGCATGATCGGAACAAATTTCCAAGAGCAAAGCACTAGGAGCACCATTTCTGAGTCAAGCACGACATTTCAAAAGGAAGGAAGCACTTTCTGGAAACATTGGATAAGTACTAAAGACGGGTATTGCGGGCTACCACTTGTAGCTACTGAAGATGGAAAGATCGTTGGAATACATAGTTTGTCAAATGTGTCAAACACACAAAATTATTTCACTGACTTTCCGCCTGATTTTCAGAAGGGACCATTGGCAAATCTGCACGATCTCAATTGGATAAAACATTGGAAGTATAACGCAGATAATGTTGGCTACGGAAGCCTCATGCTACATAAAAGCCAACCTGACGGTCTTTTCAAACCTATAAAGCTAGTGCAGGATCTCAAAAGTGAGGGTGTGTACAATCAAAGCATCAATCACAATTGGTTGTTTGATCGACTAAATGGCAATTTGAAAGCCATAGGGAAAAGTAATGCCCAGTTAGTAACAAAACATGTGGTGAAGGGCAAATGTATGCTATTTGAGTCATATCTGAATACACATCCAGAGGCAAACAACTTCTTCAGACCATTCATGGGGGCGTATGGAAAGAGTAAATTGAATAAGGAAGCATACGTTAAGGATTTATTCAAGTACACAAGCCCTATAGTTGTTGGAGTGCTTAATACGAGCATCTTTGAGCAGGCAGTTGAGTCGGTGATTAAGAGGATGGAAAAGTCAGGCTTTGATAAGTGTGAATATGTAACTGATGCGCAAGCCATATTCAAGGCATTGAACATGAAAGCAGCTGTAGGAGCCCTTTACCAAGGGAAAAAGAAAGAGTATTTCCAAGAGTACACTGAAGAAATGCAAGATGAAATAGTTAAACAGAGCTGTGAAAGACTATACGAAGGTAAAATGGGCATTTGGAATGGTTCATTGAAAGCAGAACTCAGGCCTATAGAGAAAATTCAAGAGAACAAGACGAGATCATTTACAGCAGCGCCAATAGACACTTTATTGGCCGGAAAAGTTTGTGTGGATGATTTTAACAACCAGTTCTATGCTTCACATTTTAAGTGCCCGTGGAGTGTTGGAATGACAAAATTTTATGGGGGTTGGAACAAGCTCTTATCGCTCTTGCCTGATGGATGGGTTTACTATGATGCTGATGGTAGTCAATTCGACAGTTCTTTGTCACCATACCTCATCAATGCCGTTTTGCAAATTCGGTTGCATTTCATGGAGGATTTTGACATTGGTGAGAAGATGCTATCAAATTTGTACACAGAAATAGTCTACACACCCATTCTCACGCCAGATGGAACGATTGTGAAGAAGTTTAAGGGAAACAACAGTGGGCAACCATCAACAGTAGTGGACAATACTTTGATGGTGGTTTTGGCAATGACGTACTCGTTAACGCTCCTTGGTTATGAAGAAAGTGTGCACGATGACGTGTGCAGATTCCTAATTAATGGGGACGACTTACTTGTAGCATTTCATCCAGATCATGAACACATAGCAAGCAAGTTAGAAGACATCTTCAGAGAGATGGGACTCAAATACACATTCACCACCAGAACTGAGAACAAGGAGGAGTTATGGTTCATGTCACATAAGGGAGTTCGTGTGGGAGAAATGTATATACCAAAACTTGAGGAAGAGAGAATTGTCTCAATACTAGAATGGGATCGATCGAGTGAACCAGCTCATAGATTGGAGGCTATTTGCGCAGCAATGGTGGAGTCTTGGGGTTATCAACAATTAACTCAAGAGATTAGAAGATTTTACAGCTGGGTATTGGACATGGAACCATACAACGAAATAGCCAGGCAAGGAAAGGCTCCATATATCTCAGAAATGGCACTCAAGAAACTTTATACCTCAAAGGATGTTACAGAAGATGAAATGTTCCAATTCATGAAAAGATTTCAAGAGCGTGAGATGGCGGAGGAAGAAGATGTTCAAGTCTTCCACCAAGGTGATCAGATTATTGACGCTGGTGGCAGTAATAAAGAAAAGAGCAAAATGAATAAAAACGAGGGCTCAAGTGGCAAAGATGATGAAAAGAAGAATGATGATCAAAGCCTCATTAGAGGGGCGGATAGAGACATCAATGCTGGCACACAGGGCACGATAGCAGTTCCCAAGCTGAAAGCAATTTCAAATAAGATGCGGGTTCCCAAGTACAAGAATAAGAATTCCATGAATCTCGAGTTTCTATTGACATATGTGCCAGATCAAGTTGATATCTCGAATAGGAGGGCAACACATAGTCAATATGAAGCATGGTTTGAGGGCGTCAAGAAAGATTATGGAGTGTCTGATAGTGAAATGGAAGTTTTACTTAGTGGGCTAATGGTTTGGTGTCTGGAAAATGGTACTTCGCCAGACTTAAACGGCATGTGGACAATGATGGATGGAGACGAGCAGAGAGAATACCCAGTCAAGCCATTATTAGAGCACGCAAAACCCACATTTAGGCAAATAATGCACCATTTCAGTGATGTGGCTGTCGCATATATTGAAATGAGGAATACAAAAGGTCCATACATGCCAGGCTATGGACTTAAAAGAAATCTGAGGGATCGAAGCTTGGCATGTTATGCTTTCGATTTTTATGAAATGACTTCGAGGTCACCTGAAAGGGCCAGAGAAGCACATTTACAAATGAAAGCCGCAGCTCTCAGAAACACAAAGACTAGGCTACTTGGTCTTGATGGCAGCGTTAGTGGTAAGGAGGAGGACACGGAGAGACACACCGTTGATGATGTTAATCGCAATATGCATTCCCTTCTCGGAATGCAAGGAATGTGATGTCTCGGTATAGCGAAACTACTATAATAAGGATAAGTATTTCATTTCCTGTTGTGTGTATTTCAAATTCCCGGTAAGCTACCTTTCCTTTCGGTTTATGCAGTAACTAAGTAAGATATGATTACCCAAGATATGATGAGGGATGTTTTACATCGTTCATATTTTGCGTATTTCATATTATGTTTAAGCATATTCTCGAACTATTCTTGCGTACCATGAATGAGGGATGTTATACATCGTTTCATGTTATTCATTTATAGTAAGAGAC